GTGTTCTGCGTAGTTCGATGTTTAGGTATTCAAGGATTGCTTCAATTTCTTGTAGTTGTCCAAAACGTTTTTCTACAACACCAGGCAAATTAGAGGCGTTCTTTTCAAGATTGCCTTTCAAAGCACACTCTATCCTAGCATCTTCCATTTGTCCCTCATACCATAGTATAGCATCAGGAATGCAAGAAATATCAGTTGAAATCCTCGAATACCAATTTATCATTTAATAATCTTCCGAATCATATTCATCATAGTCTTCATCATAATCATTATCGTATACCTCTTCGTCGCCATATACTTCTGTTACAGCGTCTTTGAGATAAGGATCCTGATCTGCTAACTGATATAACATTGGTTCTTCTAGACCATTGTCTACACACCAGTTTATAAACTTGTTAGCACAATCTTGTTTGCTTTTAACATCGACAAATTCAGCAAACGAATCCCAAAGGTCAATTAATTGTTCGTCACTTAGATTCAATTGGAGTCTCCTGTTCAACGGTTTCTGTATTATCATCGGCCTCTTGGTCGATTTCGTTATACTTATCACCGTTGTTCGCGAAATCCTTCATAACGATTTCGAGTTGGTCTCCAGTCCAATCTTTACGATAGTTTAAATGTTCTTGACCTGCTGAGTCCACAAATTTTAGTCTATTGCCTTGTTGTTTTAACAAACCTTGTTTTTCAAACAAATCAACTAGACCACTATATGGATCCATACCAGTTTCGTATGGGATTTTTACTTGTACACCTTCAAAAGGTTTTGCGTAACGTGTTTTCATTACCTTACATGCGGCTCTGATACCACGTACATCTGTTACCTTTTTACCGTCTTCATCTTCTTTTAGTTTCAACTTTTTCATTGCTACCACAATAGATGAAGCATACACAAAGCCTTGTCCTCCACTGATTTTATCATCAGGATCAAACATATCTTGCGATGCGTATGTGTGGTTAGTACATACCATAACTACGTTGTAACTACCAAACATGTTTACACAGTTACGTACAAGTGCCGTAAGTGCCTTAGGCTTTCTACCCATATCACCTTTTAAGTCACCTTTATCAAACTGATCAACATCTGTTGGTGTTAGCAACATACCCAAACTGTCAATTACAAACAATACTTTAGGACGTTCTTGTGGATCAACACCATCATAATCCTCTCTATATTCTTTCATAAAGTTTGAAACAGTTTTTGCTACGTCATCAATCATACTCATTGACAAACGTAATAGTTTACTTTCGTCTGTATCAACACCAAGTGCTTGTAACCACTTTTCGTCTAGTGCATTCTCTGAGTCAATTAGTACTACAAAGATACCCTGTTCTTGTGCTGATTTTACAATATTTCCAGAAGCAAAGTAAGATTTACCTGCACCGGATTCGCCGGCAAACACTGTTACCTTACCTAGCGGAACACCTTTGTGAAAGTCGCCACTAATAAGATAGTTAAGTGCGTAATTGCCTGTGCTTACCCAGTCTGTTGGATCGTTAAAGCCAACACCAAGTCCTGTAATAGACTTGGTGAGACCTTTACGAAACTTTGATACATCAAATGGTTTCGCCATGTTTGCTCCTTACGATTGACGTGAGCGAATCATATTCAAAATGTCTTGAGCACGTTCGCTACTTGGTTTGTCATCTTCAGCCGCAGGTGTAGTAGTTTGTGCTGGTGCAGGTTCTGCAACAGTTTCTGCTACTGGCTCACTTGCTGGAGTTGGAGTTGGTGTTGCTGGAGCACTTGCCGGAGCAGATGCTTTGTTCGGATCACCAGTTGGAGCACTCATGCCTGGAGCACGAAAGTACTGACCAAAACGATCTGGATCATACGCTTCACCATCAACAGATGCTTCGAACATTTCTTGAATAACTTTAACTTCAACGTCTGTTGGCTTCTTGGGTAAGAAGTCGTTTAAGTTGTACAAGCCGTGTGCGTCAATTGCCGCTTTTTCTTCATCAGTTAAAGCACGTTCTCTACGTGACCACTGTGATGTTGAATAATCAGCATAACCACCTTTAGATGTTTTCTTAATTCTAAAGTCAACACCTCTTGCATAATCTGTTGGAAGTTCTTCCATCTCCGGATCCATCAAAGCACCTTTAATAATTTGGAAAATTTGTGGACCAATAATAAACCTACGAATAGGATTATCTGGAGTTGAATCTTCACTGATCGGATTGTCAGCAACGAAGCCTTGGAAAATGTATGAACGCTTTTTCCAATACTTACGTCCTTGATCTTCTAGTGAAGGATCTTTAAACCAACCACGTACTTCTGAAAGGACTGGACAGGTCTCTCCATACATTTCCATGCATGGAACGTTTACTGTAACAGGACGTGAATCTGTTTGTCCTTTAATCCCAGCAAATGGAAGTTTGATCATCAAACGCTCTTTCCAAAAGAACACGTTCTCTGGATCTGAGTCTGGCAAGAAACGAAGTACTGCTTCGCTACCTTCTGCCATATTCCAATGTGGGTAAATTGCGTTGTCGCCGCCGCTTGTTGAATTACCGCCGCCTTTACGATCTTCTTGTTCACGTAATTTTGCACGGATTTCTGCTAATGTTGCCATAATA